ATGTAATTGATTTAATCTATATTTAAAACCACAAATATCACATAGACCAAATACATTTCTACTTTTTGCCATTATATACTAATCTTTGGTTTAATTAATAAACTTACTCTTTCTCTATCCTCAGTTAAAGCTCTTGCAAGTCTTTCTTCATATTCTGTTTTAATCATTGCAATTCTATTCATATCAACATTAGGTCTTTTCATTGACATATAGTATGCAACTCCTGCAGTTAAACAAGGTAAAAATCTTCTTGAAATGTCAGGTGTTTGTACTGCAGACTTATCAACATCTTGCATATATCTAATTAATTCTACTTTAATTTTATCTGTAGAATTTTCAGGCAAGGGCCATACATATATTTCAGGATTATCTCTTTCATGTCTTACTGCATATTGAGTAGATTTACCTGCTTGTTTTTTATTAGGTATCTTTAAATACTCTTGCATAGATATACGTTCTAATTGTATATCATTATCATCTCTACTAATAACTGCTTCTAATACATCTATACTTGAAGATGCTAAAGCATATGTAGTTACACTTGCAGAAACAGTAATTGTAGAAGTCTCTGCAGTCCATAACATTATATCTCTATTTTGCCAATCAGATAGTAATAAATTAATTGACCTTCTTGCAGACCTTGGTTCAAGTCCAAGAGTAGGTTCACCACCTATCATTTCCATTGCTTCTTGGATAACCTCATCAATATCCATAGAAAAATTATATGTACCTGATGTACTCATTTCTTTTTAATCTTTCTTTTTTTTATCTTTTTAGTATTAGGTTTTTTAATTTGTTGTGATATACTGCTTCTACCTATAGCCATTACTTACCTCTTAACCAATCATACCATTTTCTTTTATGCTCTTCTGATTCCCTTTGTGTGTTTTTGAGTTTTTGGTGGTGCTTTTTTGCTTCCACTTTTTCCTGCCCATAATTTTTTATCTGCCCAATAAGCTGCTGACATTTTACCCTTTTGTATATTCTTAGCATGACGAGCTTTAAAACTCTTCCTAGCTTCCTTTGAATAATTATGACCCATTGATGAATCGCCATAATGTATAAGCTTGATTCTTTCACCTTCTTTAGCCAAGACCATACCTTTTTTACCCGGTCTGTCAGACCTTTTAGGTTTATTAAATCCTGCAAATTTTTTCCCACGATATTCTATACCTCCTGATGGTAATCTTTTTACTCCCGGATATTTACTCATGCTATCCTCTTTTTAACTTTAGTAGTTTTTCTTCTTCTTCCTGAAGCAGTTACTGACCATTTAACTTTACTAGGTCCTGTCTTTTTCTTTGCTTCTTGTTTACTTATTTTACCTGCAACTGCTTTTGGTCTACAAGCAGGATAAGGTCTAGACTTTTTATCTTTGCCTGACCTTCCACATTTTTTACCTGTCTTAACATCTCGCCAATCTTCTTTAAACCATTTAGTTAAGCCACTATTCTTAGGCTTTGCCATTAGTAAGTTCCACCACGTTTCTTATATGTACGTACAAGCCATGCATTTGCATATGCACTGGGATACGTTGAAAATTTTCTTTTAGCTTCTGATTTTACCCTTGAATATAATGCAGGGTTTTTTGGTTTAGGTGACTTACTTGTTGATTTTTTCTTTTTTGGTATTGCCATTATATTCTCCTTTTACATACATAAATCTTCGTATTTAGTTGTATATAATCTATGTTTAGCTAACTCTTTACTAGAATTTATACCTATTATATTATTACATTTTATTATTTTTAACAACCAATTTATCATATGCTTCCTTAATTTCTTTTATTGTTCTTTTGCATCCTATACAGATATTATCTACTAACTTACATACTCCTATACAAGGTGTTAAAATTTTCCTGTCCATTTGCCAACAACCCAAGCTAGTAATCCTGCAAAAAATAATACAAATATAAAAGCTATACCATATCCCATATATTCTATTAATTCTTGTTTACGTTTTTCTGCCATCTTTTCTTGATAACGTCTAGACTTTCTTGCTTCTGCTTGAAATTGTTGCCAATCTTGCCACAATCCGGGTCTACCTACATATATCATTATTTGTTTTAATTCATTTTCTTTTTCTTTTATTTGCTCAAGAGCCATAAACTCTTCTAAATCAGAACCACCACCTTTAGATTTTTGTTTTTTAGCTTTTTTTTCTATTTGTTCTTTTGAAAATACAAAGTCAGATATTTGTTTAGCACAACCTGTAAGTTCTTTACCATTAGATACAAAACTTTTTATTACACTAAAAGCTGCATTTGCTGCTGCTAGTTCTGCTAACATTATCTTTTCCTTATTGGTTTGCAATATGCAGTTATTTTTAAATTAGGTCCTTCCCTTTGAGGTATTGTAGGTTGACTTGTTAATCTCTCTGCAAAGTATAGGCATCTATCTATGTCTTGGAAAGTTTGTGTTTGGTCTACTACTCTTATTCCCATCATAAACACTAACACAAACTCTATCATGCTTTATTATGTTTCCTTCTTATTTGTTCTTTTCCTGCTTTAGCAAGTCTTGCTTGTTCTTTCTTCCCAGATACTTTGGCTCGTTGTTCAAGGACTGTAAGTATCTGTATTTTTCTTGCAAATGGTTTATTAATTCTTTTAACTTTTGCAATGGTGTTTTTGGCATCTGCGACTGTGGCAAACTTGATGCTAACAGTGTCTTTAGGATTTTCATCTGTATATAACCTTCTTCCTGAACCTTTAGGTTTTTTACCTGTGCCTAGTTTAGGGTCTTTTCTTTTTACCATTACGTAACATACTTTTTAAAGTTTTAGCTTGTTTAGCATGAGTCTTGGATGCCTTACTTAATCCTTTAATAACTTTTTTAAGCTTTCTTTTTTGCTTTTCCATAACCTTTTACCTGTCTTGCAGAAGTTGTATTACCTTTATATTTTTCAGTCTTTTCAGGTTTGTCATAAAAACTTGCAATAAGACCTCCACCAAACATAGGTTTAAACCCCATATTCATTTTAGCTTTTGCAGGTAACATATGTATACCCGGATTTTCTGCTTTAGGTGGTAAGTTTTTAAGACCTACAGTTTTACCCGCAGACTTTTTAGTAATTTGACTTCTATTAAATAATTTAGGATAATCTACTGAAGTCTTTAACATACCAAATGTAGAATCTTTTTTTTCTGCATCTTTAATTTTTTTATTCATTACACTTTTTAAAGATTTAGGTTTACCTATAGTCTTATCCTTAGTGCCTGACTTAAATGCCTTAAACTTTACACCCTTACCTGCACCTTTTTTATCTGCATCTTTTCTTTTTAGTTTGTCACCTGTACCTATTATTCTTGCAGTTTTCTTAGGCATCTTTCTTTTCTTAGGAGTTCCAAACATATGTGCAAAAAAATCTGATGCACTATCATAGGCAACATTACCCTTCTTATCTATAAACCTACCTGTGTAGTCATTAGATTTAACTTTAGGTAATTCTTTTTTAATTACTTTAGGTGTTTTAGGTGTTTTTATTTTAGGACTAAAATCTTTTTTAGGTTTTTTATCCTTATTACCTCCACCAATAATTTTACCTTCACTTGGATTTTTATCTTTTGGTATTAAAAAACCTGCAGTAAGTAAACCTAATCCTGCAGCATACCTTTTCCAATTTTTTCCAAAGTGTTTTTTTAGGTAAGCTAGTTTACCTGCGTTAGTTGTTACATTTTTAGGAATAGTAACTAAAGCAGTACTTTGTTTTTTAGGTTTATTTATTTTAGGAGTTTTATTAACAGGACTACCTACAGTTTTAAAATTTTGTTTTATCTTTTTAGGATTAACAGTTTCTTTAATTGTTTTACTTTGACCTGTAGGAACTAAGTCAGTACTCTGTTGTTTTTTTACTTTTTTTATTTTTTTTGCTGCTTCATTAATTTTACTTTTTATATTTCTTTTTTGTTTAGCTTTACTTGCAAGTTCCTTAACAGGAGTATCTGTAGGAGTTACCTTTTTAGTTTTCTTTTGTTTCTTTGCTAAGTTTTCTGCTCTCTTACTAACTTGTTTTTGTTTAGCAATTTTTTTATCTATATCTTTTTTTTGTATAGTAATTTTTTTATTTTTACCTGTTTTGCCACCACCTGTAACAAATTTTTCATAGGCATCATCTATATTTTCTTTAAGAGACTTACCTAGTGTAAGTATTTTTTTAGCTGCCATTATTTTTTTCTCCCTGTTAGTGCCTTACCATGACCACGCATTGCTTTACCAATACCTCGTATAGTATTTTTACCTGTTCCTGTTTTAATTGGTAGTCCTGTTCTAATTGCAGTATCTATCATATCAATACTGTCATAGACACCCATAGGCATAAGAGAAAGCATTGCACCTTTAAATTTACCTAGTTTTGGTTTAGAACTTTTACCTACAGTCTTTCTTTTTGTACCTGCTTTGTAGTTAAGCATACCACCCTTCTTTCTAGGTATTACACCAAACTTTTCTTTTACACCTTTAGCTGCAGGTTTATTTTTATTTAGATTATCAAGCTTCATTTTTAAACTACCTATTAACTTAGGTTTAAGTTCTTTTTGCTTTTCAATTAGTTTGCTAATTCTATTTTTAATTCTACCATAGTCACTTCCCTTAGTAGCATTTTTAATTAAAGGTCTATTTTTTAAATCATTTAAAGTTGCCTTTGCAGGATTAGACATAAGACTTTTTTCTGCTTTACTTAAAGCTTCATTTAATCTTTTAAATTCTATCTTACTAAAAGTTTTTTGATTTTCTAATAAACCTTTAACAGTTTTTCTTTTTCTTATTTCAGGAGACATTGCATCTAACTCTTTTTGAGAAAACATTGTCTTAGTTGTTATTTTTGGTTTACCTTGTTTAGCAACTAATTTATCTGCAAAACTTTTATTAGGTCCTCCAAAGTCACCCTTATTAATTTTAAGAATTTGCTTTTTAATATTTCTTTCAGTTGCAAGTGTACCTTTTAATTTATCACCTACACTTAATGTTTTTCTTTTAGGAAACTTTTTAATTTCTTGTGAAGCAGGAACTGCAAGTTCTGTTACTTTTTTAACACCTTCATCAGTTTTAACTTTTTTAGTTGCTCGTAAAACATTTTCTCTAAACTCTTTAGCTATTTGAGAAGAAGTAAGTCTTGGAGGTATATCACCTCTTATAACATCTAACTCTTCTGTTTTAGTTCTAAAAAAGTTTTTAGGAAGAACTTTTAACTGAGCCATTCTTCTCATACGTCTTGCTTCTTTACTTAACTTTGGAAGACTAGCAGCATCTGTTCTTTCCATAAGATTAGGATTACCATATCTACGAGTAACAGGACTTACTCTTCCTTCTTTTATAATTTGAGCAGGAGACTTTCCTTTAGCTTTAGGACTAAGGGATTGAACTTTATCAGCTAATAAAACTGTTGCTCCTTTTTCACCCGTACCTTCAGTATCTCTTCTTTTGCCTTTCATCTTTTTAGATGCATCAGATATTAAAGCTTTTCTTTCCATCTTTTGTTTAGCAGTAAGACCTGTTAAATCTTTCTTCTTTGCCCTACCACTTCTTTCAATCATATAAAAAGCTTTTTTAGGTGTATCTTGATGACCTTTACCATCAGGAGATTTCTTTAAAATATTATTAATGCTTATTCTTTTTTGACCTTTAGCTTTAGCTTCTTTAAACTTTTTAGCATAAATAGCTTTAAATTCGGCACTACCTTCTTTAATACCTTTTGGTTTAGGAACTTTAGCTTTTTTTTCAGCTTTTGATAAAGCTTTAATACCCGCCTTAACACCTTTTACTAATTTAGCTACCATGATATTCTCCTAGTAAAGTCTGTTAGGCATTGCAGGTCCTGACTTCATACCTACTTTACCACCACCAGACAATTTCTTTTTAGCTTTAGCTACACCAAACTCTACATTAGAATCTTTACCTGTATACTTTTCTTTCATATACATTTTCTTTTTAGGTCTTGGCTTTGGCATTGCAGTAGGTTTAGATACAGGTTTCTTTCTAGGTGTAGGCATAGGGTCTGATTGTGTTTGAGATTTTTTACCTCTTAAACCTTCAATAGCAAGAGCTACACCTCCAGTAGTTGTTGCTCCCTTACCAAAAGACTTTGCCTTTTCTCTTCTTGTAGTTCTTTGTGCCTTAGTTGCTTTTTTTGTTTGTTGTTGTTTAGCACTTGGTTTACCTAGTATAGATACAGTATTACCTTTAGAATCTTTTTTATTTACTTTTTTCTTTATAACATCACCAACTTTTTTAATAGTTTTTAATGCACCACCTACAAACTTTTTAGTTGTCTTTCCTTTTATAGGCATACCAATAACTTTACCTGTCATTCCTTTAGGTGGTAACATATTTAAAACTTCAGAAGGTGATAATCCTTTATACATTTTTGGATTATTTCGTATTGCAGCTTCTACTCTTGCAGCATCATTTTTATTCATTGCTTTAGAAGGCATAGATTTTTTCATTCTCTCTGCTACCATTCTCATAGCTTTAGTCATTCCCATTTTATAATCCCCCTTGTGTAATTGTATTGTCACCTCCTGCAGGACTTGCAGGTGCTTCCATATCATCTCTTCTAGTTCTTCTTGCCTGATTCCGAAGAGCAGTCACAGACTCTTTATATCTTGTTTCATATACACCTATTGCTTCATAGTTTTTCATAAACAATAACCTCTC